AGGACGACGCGCGTGTGCCTGTCTGGGAGAGCCTGTACAAGCTGGCGGCAGACGCACTGACCACAACGTCCGACGATGCCCGCTTCGGCGGCACCGGGCTTCGCATGAAAACACGCCGGTGAGGTGACCCATGGCAGACACGACAACCACGAACTTCGGCCTCGTCAAGCCAGAGGTTGGCGCCAGTGCCGACACTTGGGGCACCAAGATCAACTCGGATCTGGACAGCCTCGACACGCTGATCTTCAACCGCGTCACGGCCAACGCAGACGACACGCTGACGGGCGGCTATACGACCACGGCGGACGATGACGGCACGTTCACGACGGGCACCTACACGCCGACACCTGCCGGCGGGAACATGAAGCGCATCATCAACGGCGGCGCGTTCACCTTGGCTGCGCCCAGCGCGTCTGGCGACTACACGCTGGTCATCCAGATTACGAACAATGCCACCGCCGGTGCTATCACGCTGTCCGGCTTCAGCCGCACAACGGGCAGCCCATTTACTACGACTGACGGGCACGACTTCTTTGTCTACGTCACCAAGTGCAACGGCTTCACTCTGGCCAACGTGGCGGCGCTGCAATGAGCTTTCCACTGATGCCACTTATTCCTCCGACGAGCAGTCCGGGAGTGGATTGGAGCCTCGTCGGTGGGCTTGCAACGTCAGTCAACCTGCGTCAGTTGTCGGTTAGCCCAACCGGGGAATGGGTCGCTGCAAGAATTGATGCTCAAAGCAGAATTATGCGGTCAACTAATTACGGGTCTGGCTGGGCCAGTGTGGCGGTTCCTCTTACCGGAGTTGGCACTGCATTCCGAGGATCTGCATACGGTGGCGGACTGTTCGTCATATCTGAAACGGACACTCAAGTTCACTCCTCTCCAGATGGCCTGACATGGACTCGACGGCTTTCTTCCGCGCCGGACTTGCGAGGCGTCTCGTACAATGACGGGTATTTCGTCATTGGCTCGGAGTCTGGAACGGACTCTGCGATTTACGGGTCCGCAAACGGAACGTCGTGGACGTTTAATCCGCAAGGCGTATTCCCCGGAACAATTGCCAACTGCGGCATTTACGTCAGCTCCTTGGGGAGAACTTTTGCTGCCGGTACATCATACAGATACGTCAACGCTGTTCCTACATCCGCAACGGCTTGGACGGGGACGCCGACTGGACTGTTTGGCACGATTAACGATGTCGCTTGGTCGCCCACGGCAGCCGTCGCCGTTGTTGTAGCGTCTGGTGGCATTTACTCATCAACGGATCTTATCTCTTGGACAAGCAGATCAAGCAGCTCAAACATGTACGGCGTCGCTTGGTGCGATACCCAGTTCGTGGCTGTTGGGTCTGCCGGGAAGATCTTTACGTCTCCTAATGGGGTGACGTGGACATCGCGTGTGAGCGGGTCGGCCAACGACCTGTATGGTGTCGCCAGCCAAGGCGGCGTTATTCTGGCCGTCGGCTCCCTTGGGACCGTCCTGAGATCATCGTAAGCACTGCGGAAGGAGGCACCGATGGAAATTCTTGAGGCAGTGATGAAGTGGATCGTGGCGCCGGTGGCCGCGTTTACGTTTATGCAGTATCGTACGCAGCAAGAGCATGCGACGGACATCGCCGTCCTGAAGGCCGAGGCGCAGGCCAATAAGCAGGCCCACGACCGCGAGTTCAAGAACCTGCAGGATAACTTCAAAGCTGTATTTGCCAAGCTGGACGACATTGAGAAGGCCCTGCGTAAATGAGATCTTGGAGCGCCCGCAGCCTCGCTAACCTCAAGGGTATCCACCCTGACTTGCGCTGTGTGCTGGACCGCGCACTGCACGATAGTCCGCATGATTTCGTCGTGACCGAGGGCTTGCGGACGCTGGACCGTCAAAGAGAGCTTGTGCGGATCGGCGCATCCACGACGATGAACAGCCGCCACCTGACAGGCCACGCCGTTGACCTGTACGCGTGGGTGGACGTGAACCGAGACGGCAAGGTCGTCTTCGAGGAGATGGCCAACCCGCGCCTCATGGCAAACATCGCGGCAGCCATCAAGGCCGCAGCACTGGCAGAGGGCATCCCGATTGTCTGGGGCGGCGATTGGCGCACGTTCAAAGACATGCCGCACTTTGAGTTGGACCGCCGGACGTATCCGGCCTGAGAGGAGACTGAGACATGACTGGTGAACAAATCGCAGGCGTCGTCCGCGCCATCGTCGCCGCCGCTGGTGGCTACTTCGTCGGCCAAGGCTTGGTTGACGCCGAAACCGTCACGACCATCGGCGGCGCCGTGGCCACGTTGGCGGCCGCCGCTTGGTCGATCTACGCCAAGCGCGCATGATCTGGAGGCTGCTCCGCCTCTTGTCGAAGCTCGTTCTCCTGCTCGGCAAGAGGCAAGATCAGGCCGAGGAGTTGAACGAATATGTCGAAACCCGCAAGCGCATGGACGAGATTGGTCGCATGTCTGATGCTGACGCTGCCCGCGAGTGGCTGCGTGAGCGCGGTAAGCGGTGAGGCGCTCTGCGACGGCACCGATGCGGCGCGTACGGAACACGCGTCGGCACTGGCTGACGATGGCGGGCCTCTTTCGCTGGTCACGGGCGCGAGGCTGATCCAGATCCTAGACGCGGGGTGCGCCAATGACACCTAGACAGCGAGAGGCCGTCGAGGTCTTCAAGCGCACGGGCAGCGTGACCGAGACCGCGCGCGAAATCGGGACCAATCGGCGAGACGTTCAGCGGATGTTGGACCGCGCCGGTCTGACCGGGGATGTCAGGGAAAAGTATCGCATTGATCCGGCCATCGCCGACAGCATGGCAGCCGCTGGGACAAACATGATCCCATCGCTGGCGTGGGTAAAGGTGCAGCCGACCGAGGACCAGCCGGGTTACTCCGTCATGCTGCGCCCCGAGGGTGAGGCTCCAGAAGCCGTCGCAGATCGCATACGGGCGTCTCTGGAGGGCCTTGTGCCGTCTGAGCCAGTGGTAGCCCCAGAAAGCGTCATGGCCGACCTGTGCGCCGTGTATCCGCTCATGGACGCGCACGTCGGCATGCTGGCTTGGGGGCGAGAGACGGGCGCGCAAGATTATGATTTGGAACACGCCGCGAAAGACATGCGGCACGCTTTTGCCAAGGTTCTGGCGATGACACCGGCGGCGCATCAGGCCGTTTTGCTGATTGGCGGCGACTATTTCCACAGCGACGACACGCGAGCCGAGACGCCTGCCAACAGACACAAGCTCGACGTGGACGGTCGCTTCTTCAAGGTTCTCGATGTCGGCATCGGGATAATCGCGGAAACGGTCCACAGGCTCCTGCAGAAGCACGCCAGCGTTCTGGTGCGCGTCCTGCGCGGCAATCACGACCCACACTCCAGCATGACGCTCAACTTCGCGCTGGCGGAGCGGTATCGCAATGAGCCGCGCATCGCCGTCGAGAAAGAGCCGCGCGACCTGTTCATGATGCAGTGGGGGCGATGTGCGATATTCGCCCACCACGGCGACAAGGGTAAGCCGCAACAGATGGCGTTGTATTTGTCGGATATCTGCCCGTTTTGGTCGCAAACGCGCCACCGCCATTATCTGACGGGCCACGTGCATCACGATCAGGCCAAGGATCTCGGGCCGCTGCGGTTTGAGAGCCTGCGCGCCTTCTGCCCTCCCGACGCATACGCCGCTGGCATGGGGTACGGCGCGAGGCGAGCCTTGCAGTCGATCACGTTTCACAAGCAGGACGGGCTGGTGCTGCGGGCGTTGGACCCAATAGAGCGGGAGGTTGGATAAACCATGCGTCTGATGTATGATCCGCGCAACAGGAGACCAAGATGACGCTAATCCCGCTCCAGATCCCGCCGGGCGTCTACCGCAACGGCACCGACCTGCAAAGCACCGGCCGCTGGCGGGATGCCTCTCTGGTGCGCTGGACTGACGGCACCATGCAGCCCGTCGGCGGGTGGCTGACGCGCGTCTCAATGACTGACCAACCTTTGCGTGGCGCTATTGCGTGGCGCGATACGGGCGCAGACCGCTGGTTTGCCGCCGGCAGCTACGCTGGCCTTTTTGTGGGCGCGGCGAGCAATACGGTCTACAACATCACGCCGACATCGTTCTCTGGCGGCACCAAGGACGCGGCCATCAACATCGGCTACGGTGGCGCATTCTACGGCACGGCCGCATACGGTGTCGCCCGCCCCGACACTGGCGTCTACGCGGCCGCATCGACGTGGTCCCTCGACAATTGGGGCGAGTATCTTGTCGCCTGCAACTCTGCCGACGGCAGGATCTTGGAGTGGCAGTTGAACACGGCCAACGACGCCGTCGCCATTACTGGCGCGCCAGTCAACTGCTCTGGCCTCGTCGTCACCAGCGAGCGGTTTCTGTTCGCCCTCGGCGCGGGTGGGAACTACCGCAAGGTGCAGTGGTGCGACCGGGAAGACAACACGACGTGGACGCCTCTCACCACGAACGAGGCTGGCGACATTGAGCTGCAGACGGCCGGGCAGATCATGCTGGGCATCCGCACGCGCGGACAGACCCTCATCCTGACAGATCAGGACGCACACGCGGCGACGTATCAAGGGCCTC